CGAAACGGCAAAGGAGATTCTAGAGGGGTTCTGCATATTCTTAGGGGTGCCTGAGCCCGAAGTGGAAGGCAATGGCCGGTGGGTTCATTTCGGACGTGTTGGGCTCGAAGGTTTCGAACAGTGTGATTTCGATCAATTGGAGAAGAGTAAAAATCTTCTGCATTTCGCGCTGCTTTTGAATCTCAGTGCCGAGCCTACGCTCGAGCCAAGCAGCCAGCATGTTTTGTCCCTTCGGATTTGCAAAGTCGGTACGAAATATCAAGCATCTTCGACTGACGCAGCGATTTATCCAAGCCCGTTCAGCCGAGGTGAATACGGTCACTTGTTCTTAGAAATGTATAAAAGTCTTGAAAAAAAACTGGATAGCTAAGAGTTAGCCACGCCAAGATCAGGCTAGATCTTTTCAGCGCCGAGCCTCGGCATTTGCCGGGGTTTTTTCGTTTTCGGCTCCACCACGCCCATCGCTCTGAGCTGGGTGTGGTGGAGCTGATCTATTTCGAGGCTCGCCATGTCGGCAGGCCTTTTTCGTTATGAAGCGCCGCAAATGTCTGGCTATATCCAATCCAGCAACTACGTGCCGGGCGTTTCCGGCTGGAAGCTCGACCACGTCAGCGGCGACTTCGAAATCAACAGCGCCCAGATCCAAGTCGGCACCCTGCCAAGCGATCCTCAGTTGATCACCGTCACGGCGGGCTCTTGGTCGGAATACGATCTGCCAGCCAACGCGCTGGAGCGCCTGGCGTTTATCGGAGCTGAGCTGGAGAAGATCCCAGCAGAGTGCCGAGCAAGCGCTGAGTTCACGACCGAGGACATCTCATTTGATCGTGATGGTTCGGATGTGAGGATTACGCCGGCCTACGAGCGCCTTGAAAGTGCTGCCGAGGTTGTGGCCCGCCATGAGATGGGGCATGACGTGATCGAGAATAATCACCGGCATCAGCTCTACCTGGACCGCGTCACCGAGTACTGGAGCCAGCGGGAACGGGTGGGCGATGTCAGGACTAGGCGGGCAGTGTCAGCGTAGTTTTTTTCTTCGGAATGTTGACCGGTTGCTTGGCAATGATCAGTATCAGCGGCATGTCGTTGGTGTTCGTCCGACTATTTTACTGAGTGGGACTCATCAGATTGATTTGATTTCTCTTGTTTTGGAGTAGGGCAGTAATGGAGCAATATTTAAAGGATGAATTACGAAACTTGATTAAAAGGGCTGCGGATTTAGTTGACCGTGATAGCTTCGGCCAAGAACCAAATTATACCGCAGGTTTTTTTGCGAAGCTTCACGGTGAAAAATTTACGAGCCCGAGCGGCAAGTACGTTGAACTGAGGGCTTCAATATCCAATGATCGTGGACCTGGATCCGCCGAATCAAAAACCGGTATAGATATCGGGCTCGTCTTTCAATGGGTAGACGAATTTGGCTTGGTTTACGAGAAAGCTTTGCTTTTGCAAGCGAAAAACCACGTAGAAACGCTGAATAAGTCTGAAACGACTGATTTATTCACGCAGTGCGGAAAAATGTCCAAAATCACCTCAAGTTTCGTAGTAATGGATTGTCCCTTCGATAGAACGATTCCAAAGGTATATGAGACTCGACCGGTCAATATTTTGGTCAAACCGCCGTTTTCGTTGGACGATTACCTGGTCAATTGGGTTTTCCCGTGTACAAAGGGAGACAATGATCCGAATGTTGTTTCTTTGGCTAAACGCGCGGATAGAAATTTGACCATTACGACCAATAGCCCGAAGCCTACGAATACGCCTAATCATAAGAATAAAAGAACTCCCAAACCGTGAGTTGGGCCGATTTCCCTTGGGTAGCCTTTGTATTTTTGTGAGAGGGTACGACTTACCGCGCGACTTGACCGTTTGGCGAGTGTTCTGATATCTTTTTCGCAAGTTGCAAAGTTGCGCCCGTATCCCAGAAGCCCGCCAAGTGCGGGTTTTTTGTTGCCGAGTGCTTTAAGATTTGAGTTGCGCACATACCGCGCGAACTCAAAAACTAAAGGACTTATTATGGCATTTGGCATGAAGCAATGGGACGAAAATGGCAGAGAGCTGGCGACCATTCCATTCGAGACACTGATAGCTCTTTCCCCTCTCACGGATGATCCGGATGCCACGCTTAAGGCTTTTGGACTTGAGAGTGCCGAGTTGAAAGCAGCGCTGATCAAGGTTGCCGAGGTTGTGAAGTCAGAAAACGCGTAATTGTTTTGCACATAGAAACCCGGCCAGTTCGCCGGGTTTTTGTTGCCCAAAATTCAGCGGCGTACCCATTCATGGTGCCCTTTGGCCTCGCACGCTGAGGCCCTTTTTATTCCCTCGGAGTCCTCCAATGGCTGAGCCAGCAAGCACTGCCGCCAGCGTTGTGCTGGTGAAGTATGGCGTGGTCATGGCTGCTTTCATCGGCTCGATTCTGTCCCTCGGTTTCCTGAAAGACCTGACCCGGGGCCAGGCAGCGACCGCTGTAGCCACCGGCTTCCTCTTCTCGGTTTACCTGACTCAGCCGGTAACGATCTGGCTGGCTCCCAAGTTAGACCTTGCTGTCGATGACAACCTGCTGTGCGGCGTGGCCTTCGTGTTGGGCTTGACGGCAATGAACATCATCCCGGGCATCAAGGCTGCACTGGGGGCGTTCGTCACAGCGCGAGGCGTCTGACATGAACAGCATCCTTGTTTCGGCGCTTGGCGTGGTTGACGCGCTTCTATGCGTCCTTGTTGCCCTGGCGGCCTGTGACTATCTGCGCCGGATTCGCCCAGTTGATCATCCGCTGCTATGCGCCGCTTTCTACCTGGTGGCCATCGGTGCATTCGGCGCTTTTGTGACTGCCATCCAGGGACATTGGGTTAACCCGTTCGGTGTGATGTTGCACGCCGGTGTGGTGGTTTATGCCTGGGCAAGGCGAAGCCATGTGCTCCAACCAGTTCTGCAACCGCCAACCGACGATCATCTGAAAGGAGCCTGAAATGGCCGCTAAACCAGAAGTGAAGCAGAAAGAAACCGAAGCCACAGATCTTCAGCCACTCTCGGTCGCAACGCTGGGTGAGGCCATTTTTTCGCCAAGCGCAGCTGGCCAGGCGCTGGCTGATGTTCTAGTTGCTCGACTGACTCACCTTGACGCGTCCCAGTTGCTTGCCGATGCAACGGCGTGCGGTGTGGCTGTCAAAGCCGCATTTGATCAGCTCGAAAACGCTGACGACGGGCAGTAACCGATATGTCTGGGGCTTTCGATATTTCGGTTCGGGCCAATGTGAAGGAGATCACCAAGTCGCTATCAGCGTTGGCCTATAAGCAGGTCAAGTTCGCCACAGCGCAGGCGCTGACTGCCCTGGCCAAAGAGGTTCAGGCCGACGAGATCCAGAACATCGCCTCGACCTTCAAGAAGCCCAAGCCGTTCACCCAGAAGTCAGTTGGTGTTCAAGGTGCCCGTAAGGACACGCTCACGGCAACTGTGTTTGTTCGGCCCATCGCGGCGAAGTACCTGGCTCCGTATGAGGGTGGTGGCAACCACGTTCTATCTGGTCGAGCGCTCTTCAACCCGAAGAACATCAAGCTCGATCAATACGGACAGTTGCCGCGCAAGGTGCTGGATCGGTTGAAGGCTCGCAAAGATGTCTTCATCGGTCCGGTGAAGTCGAAGTCCGGAACCGTCAACGGTGTCTGGCAGCGTGTACCGGCCAAGCGTAAACAGCCGGCTCACTTGAAGTTGCTGATCCGCTTCGGTGATTCGCTCACCGTTAACAAGCGGTTGAACTACCGAAGCCGCGCAAAGGCGCTGGTAGATCGCAGGTTCAACGCGGTGTTCGGTGAGGCTATGGCCAAGGCCCTGGCGTCCGCGCGCTGACTGGCGCGACGTGAGGGGTAGGGGTACCCCCCCCATGCTTGGGTCCCTCCTGAGAGGTTGAGCATCGAGGGCATTGCGCGCCGCGCTGTTTCTCTAGCTGCGAAATTTTCCAATTCGGGTAACAGGTAACAAGGTCTGCCATGAACCAAAGCGAATTTGCTGCGCTCCACAACGTCAGCCGAAAGACTGTCACCAAGTGGAAAGAGCGCGGCTGGCTTGTGTTTGACGGCAGCGCGCTGGATGTCGAAGCATCGAATGCCTTGATCGCAAAATATCGCCGAGACGGCTCGGATGTTGTTACCCAAACAGGCGAGGGTAACAAGCCTCTCCTGAAAAATGCCGCCGTTACCTCCGCGTTGAAGCGGGTAACAATTCAGCCTGGCGAGACCGTTGAGCAGGCCACCACTCGAATTCTTATCGCGACTGGTGCAGACATGAATCTCGACGAGGCCAAGCGCGTAAAGGAAAACTACCTAGCCTTGCGGGAGCAACTTGAATACGACCGAACGGCCCGCCTGGTTGTAGCGGTAGAGGACGTGTGCCGGGCGGTGGGTGACGAATACGCCAAGGTCCGCAGTCGCCTCTTGGCGATACCCTCGGAGCACGCTCCGCGCATCAGCCGTTTGAAAACAGCACAGGAAGTACAGGACGCCTTACACGGCATTATTGTTGACGCGCTTGAGGAGTTGACCCGTGACGGAGATGGGCTCAACAAGCGATGAGCGTAGATATGCAGAAGGGTTTGATGCGTTGCAGGCCGGGCTGTTGTCTGCCCGCCGGCGGAACATCCAGCCGCCGCCGAAGCTCACACTGAGCCAATGGGCAGCGAAGTACGCGGTCTTGTCTCGCGAGACCAGTGCCCAGACCGGTCGGTTTCATGCCTTCCCGTATCAAATCGGGATCATGGATGCGATTACTGACCCGACTGTCGAAATGGTCACTGTCCAAAAGTCGGCCCGGGTTGGTTACACAAAGATCCTCGACCACGTTGCCGGTTACTACATCCATCAAGACCCGTCGCCGATCCTGGTGGTTCAGCCCCGAGTAGAGGACGCCGAGGATTACAGCGTCACTGAAATCGAACCGATGCTGCGCGATACACCGGTTCTCGCCGAGATCGTCGGAGACCCAAAGAAAAAGGATGCGCGGCAGAAGATCAATAAACGGATATTCCGCAACGGTGCTTCGATCTCCTTTGTGGGTGCCAACAGCCCAGGTGGCTTTCGGCGTATCACCGCCCGCATCGTCAAGTTCGATGAGGTTGATGGGTACCCGGTGATGGGTGCCGGCAAGGAAGGCGATCAGATCAAGCTGGGGATCAAGCGAACCGAATCGTTCTGGAACAGGAAAATCATTCTTGGCAGCACACCCACGGTAAAGGGTGAAAGCCGGATCGAGAAAAGCTACGCCAACAGCGACCAGCGCAAGTACTACGTTCCTTGCCCTCACTGCGGCGAATACCAGGTACTAGAGTGGGGCGGCCCAGACACTCCTTATGGGATGAAATGGGACAAGGACGAAAATGGCGTCGGGTTGCCTGACAGCGTGTTCTACGCCTGCAAGGTAACCGGCTGCGTGATACGTGAGGCCGACAAGGAGGAGATGGTTGAGCGCGGCGAATGGCGTGCAACCAAGCCGTTTAAGGGCCACGCCGGCTTTCACATCTGGGCGGCCTACAGCCTTTTTGTGAACGCGTCCTGGCGCAACCTGGTCGCGGAATGGCTTGAAGTAAAAGACGATCCGCTTATGCGTCAGACCTTCGTCAACCTGGTGCTGGGTGAGACATACGAAGATCGCGGAGATCGCGCACTTCAAGAGGACCGACTGGCTGCACGCTGTG